AAACGCTACAATTTCACCTGCTTACTAAGGGATTTTGAGTTAATGGTTATAAAAGGGTGGGTAGATTGCCCACCTTTTTTTTTATAAATTTACAACATGGTATATCTCGATTTCAATACTGCAAACCAAACGCGATATTTTACACTTGATGAAGGTCGGTTGTACTATGCAACGCCATTCACGCATTATTTGTTAGTGCTGATCAAGGATGGCGTATCTGTTGGAATGCAAGGTGAAAGGCTTGCACAAGTTTTGAACGTGATCAGTGAGAATACAAGATCAACCGAGGTTACATTAACCACCATTGGATTAGAAGTTGCAGGCTATTACAGGTATTTTGTTTATGGCCAAAATTCAGCAGTAAATTTGGATGAAAATAACGCTGCCGTTGTTGGATTAGTTGAACAAGGATTGGTGAATATTGGTGACAACACAAATTACTTCACGCCAACAGGAAATCAAATTGATATTGTGATAATTCCGTAAAAGAAAAATGGAAGAAAAAAAAATACAACCGAATTTTGATCGCGTTCAGTTGACGCAATATCAACCTGTTGCTGCAAGCGAACGCATTGATCGTGGTGGATACATTACCTATGGCGATGAAAACAATTATCCGCAATATTTGAAAACATTGGCAAGCACATCACCTGTGCATGGCGCATTGGTAAAAGGGATTGCCAAAATGGTTGCAGGAAAGCGATTAACGTCACCAATTGCAAGTGATGATATAATCATTGACAAATATCGTTTGAATCGTTTAGTGCCTTCCATTGCAAACGACATTGTGTTGTATGGTGGATTTTATACTGAGTACATAAAAACACTTGATCGCACAGGTGTTGCAGCAGTAAATCATTTGCCTTTTGAAAATTGCAGATTGGCTGCTAATGAAACAGGTGAAATCACTGGTATTTTTTATTCACGCAATTGGCAGGAAACACGCAAGAAAATAAACAAACCAGAGTTTGTTCCATTGATTGACAAACAGATTGAAGGATATGAAGATTCAGCAAGGTATGTGAAGATTTCATTCTTGGATGAATGCACATCAACATATTATCCTGAGCCATCCTACAAATCGTGTATCAATTACGTTGAAGTGGATCGTGCTGCCAGCCAGTACCACGTATCAAATTTATTGAATGGATTTTTTCCGCAGTTGCACATGCACTTTTCTAATGGTCAACCTGATCCAGAAGTGAAGGCCGCAATGAAGCGTGATATCAATGCTGAAACAGGTGCAGGCAGAGCAGGACAAATCTTCTTTACATTTGGTGAAGCAGATCAACCATCACCACAAATTACCACGTTCCCATTAAGTGATGCAGATAAACAATACGATCAACTTGATCGCAATGCAACGCAAAAGATTTTGACTGGACATCTGGTAACAACACCATTGTTGTTTGGTATCAAATTGTCAGGTGATGGTTTCAGCAGCAATGCAGAGGAACAAAAGGAAGGATATCGTTTATTTATGATGAATGTGGTGCAGCCAATGCAAATGCAGATCATAGATTCTTTTGTGGAAACTTTGCAATTGGTTCAGCCTGAAATTGCACAAAACGAATATTTTACAAGTGATGAACCAGCAGCAGATACAAAAGATGTTTCTGCAACTTTATCGTTGTCGAAGCAAAAGAACGAAATGACAGAGGCTGAAGAAGTCGCTTGGCTTAATCATTTGTATGCATGCGGTGAACAAATTGACATGGATCAATATGAATTGGTTAGTGAAGAAGTTTTAGAAGGCGAACCATCGCCAGACGAAGAACTTTCGCAAGTTAAACTATTCAAAAGATTTGCAAATCCAGACGATCGAAGCCAAAACGATGGCGGTTTGATTAAAGTACGTTACAAGTATTCAACTGCCCTAGCTGACAACACGCGGATCTTCTGCAAGAATATGGTGCGAGCATCACAAGCAGGTGTTGTTTATCGCTACGAGGACATCATTCAAATGGGCGATGATGGAATTAACAAAGAGTTTGCAGCCAAAGGTGAAAGCACCTATTCCATTTTCCTTTACAAAGGCGGTGCAAACTGCAAACACTTTTGGTCACGTCAGGTCTTTATGCGCAAGCGAGAAAATGGTAGATTCTTACCGAACAAAGGTCTATCCAATGACGAGCGAATCAGCCAACGTGAAGCGGCAAAGAAAGGCTTTGAATTCAAAGATGCTCAGTATTGGGCAGATGCTTCAACTAGACCATACGATATGCCCAATAACGGATTCAAAAACCCACGAGAATAATGGCACAAACACTATTGATAACTGAAGATTATGTGTATCAAAACACACAGATCAACGATTCAGTCGAGGCTGCTAAAATATATCCATACATTCGCCTTGCACAAGACAAATGGATAGAGCCATTCACCGGCACTGAACTATTGAACAAGATTAAAGCGGATGCTGCTGCTGGTACTATTGCAGGCAATTACTTAATCCTGCTTGATGAATATCTGCGTCCATTATTGGTGTGGCGCACATGCCATGAGTTGCTGCCAAACATCAATTATAAAATTGACAATGGTGCAATTGCTCAACATAACTCAGACAATACAACTTCTGTTGGTATGAGTGAAATGAACCGATTGATTGAAGATGCAAAGAACAATGCAACGTATTATGAAAAAAGATTGCACGATTATTTGTGCAACAATTCTGCGTTGTTTCCAGAGTATAGCACAAACACTGGTGCTGACTTATCACCGCGTTCACACTTGGGATTAAACTTTGATTTTTCAGGCAACAATACTGCAATGGGCAGACGTCAAACAAGATTAAACAGATACCTGCCATGAACAAATCACAACAGAAGATCAACGCAATCAAACTTGCAAAAGTTTTGCGCCAATATTTAGATAACAAATCACAACCAATCACAAACACCAACAGAAAAAAAACTGATGGAACATCTAAATGAAGTCAATCAATTCTTTGCCAAATTTGGTGCAGCAATAATGAGCGCCTTTGTGGCAGTTGTAGCAAAAATATCCAATGAAATTTTGATGCGTAGAAAGTTGTCATGGTTTGCATGGATTGCCATCGTATGTGTTTCTTTGTTTTGGGCATGGATGGCAGGAATGTATTGCGTGTGGATGAGCTATTCACCATTCGCATCATCAATGATTGTTGGCTTGTCTACCTTGCTTGGTGAAAAAATCAATATCTATTTGGCGCAGAATTACAAGTTAATATTTGAAAGAATTATTTACGTTTTCACTTCAAAAAAATGAGCAAAAAAAAACCATTCAAAGAAACAAAATTTTGGAAATTTGTCACTGAAAAAATCAAACCAGTTGCAGGTGATGTGCTGGAAGTTGTTGGTGATGTGACGGGAATAGAGGCCATCGAAAAGGTTGGCGAATTGCTGAATGATCGCAAAGAAAATGACACACAGGTGCAGGCACTAGCAATTGAATTTGAACGCATGCGCCATGAGTTTGAAATGGACTTCTTGCGTTTGGAAATGGAAACTTTCAAATTGGAAGTACAGGATCGTGAATCAGCACGCACACGTGAGGTTGAATACATGAAGGCCACAGGTGGCAAGCGTGATTGGCTCATGGGTGCGACGGTCATCATCGCGCTAGTGATGTACATGGGTGCATTTGCCTTCCTTGCATTTGGCCCGATCGTTCCTGATGCTAAAAAGGATTTGTTCAACATGGGTGTTGGACAGGTGTTCACTTTTGCCGGTATGGCCTTTGCTTATTATCTTGGCACAACCAAACAATCAAGAATGAAGGACGAAACAATACGCCAAATCAATGAATCGCGTTAAGATCACACCTAACTTTTATTTGGATGAATTTATTGATCCATCCATCTACGCCACACGCGGTGAACGTTCCATTAACTTGATGGACTATCGAATTATAAAGTTTACGCAATGGCTCAGAGAACTAACTGGTGCGCCTATAATCGTCAATAATTGGGCAAGTGGTGGTCAATACAAAGAAAGCGGATTGCGTAGGGCAAACACGATGACAGGTGCTAAATGGTCGCAGCATAAGTACGGACGTGCCGTTGACTTGAAGTGTTCCACAATGAAGCCACGTCAATTATTTGATGTGATCTTGAAGTATGAAGATTATTTGATCAAAGAGCAACTTTGTACAACAATTGAAAATACATTGTTCACACCAACATGGCTGCATTGTGATTGCAGATTTACTGGCATGGATAAGATTCTTATTGTGAATCCGTAAGCATGAATCCTAGTTGCGTTAATTTATTAACCACTGGATTGCCATCAATTATTTCATCAATGCATTTCTTAATATGATGCAGAAATGGATCAATGTCAAATTCTATTTGATCCATAGCATAATAGCAACCGATTTGTGATCTGGAATTTTGATGAATTATAAAGTAATAGTGATATGTGCGCACGCTATCATCGTAATCATTCATAAACACTTTTGCTTCATATTTGATTTGACGATATTGGTCAGTCTTGGTGAATGTTTTTATTCTCATATTCTATTTTTCATTAAATCACAAAGATCATCTTCACTTATTTTTCTCCTAATATACTGATCTAATACACCTTTTTCAATTCGAAAACTTACACTAATAGTTATACTGCATTTAGTTTTGTCGCTTACTATTCCGTCTTGTATGTTTGCTTCTTGTATTTCTATCCATATTGGTTTATCAATAGGCATTGGGCATGATTTGATTGGTCTATTCATTGTGAATTTGATTGAATTATTTTTTGTATTTCTGATCTATAATCATGGGTGATGTGTTTATCCATTTGATGATGTGATGTATTCTTTGGTGTGTAGTATTCATCATTGATACCTTTGTTCCGCTTGGATGCATCATAACGGTTGTGAATGCTTTGCAGTATGTGCCAAATCTTTGATACATATCAGTGATCCCGCTTTGATTGCTTTGCGTTGCAGTCTGGACTAGACTAATCATTGGAATTGTTCCAAATAATTCGCCTCTGGATTGTAATGTAGTATAGGTGTTTACATCTTCATTCATTGCACCAATAAATTGAAATTCTCGTTCAGTGCTGCAAAAAAATGAATTCATACACTTGCGCATCAAAGGTCTTTTTTTCACAACTGGATTGTCAACACCACCGATAAAATCACCACCTTGTGCAAATGCAATACTTTTGAATTTGGTGTTCTTATAAAAGTCCAAATGCAACTGCATGATTTTGTCAAGGTTTGTTATTTTATGCACCTTCAATTTTTTACCATCATTACTTTCATATCGCCATTCAAAGGAAGTATAATCATCGTCTAGCTGGATGAAGTAAGTAATGCCAATTTCTTTTGCAATTTTGAAACATGCATTGCGTGCATGTGTGATCGTTCTACGTTCATCAAAATTATTACCTTCATCAACTGCATCTGCCATTGCTTTTTTATCAAATATTTTTACGTTTTCAATGCCGTAGTTCTTTTGATATTTCTGAATTGTTTTGTCTTCATTATCTACAATGAAATATATTTTACCTGTATATCCAGATTTCTGCAATGTCCGCAATGTTTTGACATTGTCAGGTCTGCCATGTGTCAATATAAATACGGCAAAATCTTTATTCTGCATAGTCAGTTAGATATTGATTTTTTATTTCATCACACAATTTGACATAACCTAATTCAATTGCCTTTTCAAAATCGATTATAACCAATCCGCTACGTTCCATTAACTTTTGCATTTCAGGTGTGGCATGTGCATAGTAATCTGCAATTTTTTCATAATTGAACACATTGTGCCTTCTGGCTGCATCAATCAAAAATGTTTTTTCTTCAATGGGCAGATTTGAGGCATCAATTTCCCTAATTAGTCTGTGTGTTTTGCTCTTGTCACAAAGTTCCATTAAATGAGGCCTTGCATTCTTTGGTTCATAGATTGGTGTGGCAATCTTAGATGAATATTTTTGTTCATCTTGATTTGGTGCAAACTCTTGACCAAATAAATTGATTTGCTTCATGTTGTTATTTTATTGGTGTTTGATCTTTTATAAAAACTTCATCAATCCATTTGCACACATCTGTATAGATCGTGCACGTTGCTGCAATGATTCTACCTGCTTGCAAATGATTTCAGTGTCATATGTAATATAATATCCATCCTTAGTGGCAATTAGCGGTGCAATGCCATTAATGCGAATATGGTTCACCAATTTGCGCAACTTTCGATCATTGAATGGCATGCGTATTTGTTTTACACCCATAATCATTTGTACTTGAGCCACAACTGATGATGCTTTATAGGGATTTTTTTCTGTTGCATTATTCAATACAATAAGCAGAATGTTTGTGATGGCAATTTCTTCATCAGTTAGATTGCCAGTAAATTCTTCAAATGTTGTGATCATTGTTTGTTTGTGTTTTAGTTGATATAAATTGTTTGACTAGTTGTTTGACTTCATCTGCAAGCGACAATCGCACACGAAATGAAATGGTTTTGGTTTGATGTGGTGATTTTTTGCGGCCAGCATTCTTGCGCTGGCCGCCATGTTTGTTTTTATACATTGCCTGTTATTTCTATTGCGTTGCCGTATGTGTAATGTGCGTGTGTTTTAGTTCCTGTTTTGAAGAATGTAAACATTTGTTCGTTGTAAGCAATGATGCCGTTGTTATCCCAACATCTCAATGCTCTTAATGTAAACTTGTTATTTTCAACATTACACACTACACCAGTTTGAATCATGTCGTTTTCGTAAAATGTTACAATTTGGTTGAGTTGTACGTTGTCAAATTTTTTTGCTTTCATGTTGCTGCGTTTTTGATTGTTTGTGTGTGTTTATACGTGGTAAAATCCTTTTGAAACTTCGCTTATTCTTACCATCAATTGTTGGATAGCTGCTTTCTTTGTGTCAAAGCCATCGTATATTCTGCAGTGATAGTCATCAGTTGATATCAGTTCTGCTTGATATGATAAGCATGTCCAATATCCTTTGCTATTCTTTCTGACTGCATAATACAAACCATCTATGTTCATTACGTAGTTTGTAGTTGTTGGTGTTGCTGCTTTGAATGTTTTCATTGTGTGTGTGTTGTTTGTTTGTTTGATGAGGCAAATATACACACACATTTGAATAATGCAAACTTTTTTCAAAGTATTTTGAAAATAATTTGTAACTATTTGATTTTCAATTCATTTATTTTTAATTTATACAACGCTATCAAATCTTTGACCTCAGTTATGGTATAATGCACAGGAACGTGTTTAATGGCATCTAATTGGTTGAACCTATCAATGCCTATCCTGTCAAGCAATCGTTCCCTGTATGCCAGCAGATTGCCGCTGAGAGCCATGTTACACTTCCTATTGCATTGTTTGTGTACGTTATCTTCATTGAATCGCAAATTTGGATACGATCCCACTGAAAAAAAATGGCCTGCTGCATATTGCACATTGGCCTTTGTTCCACAACTGATGCATGGCAAATCTTTATCACGCATGCGAATGTAGGTATTGAACACACGCTGGCAGATTTGAATGTGATCTGATGTTGTCATTGTGCGTGCTTTGGCCTGTTTCTTCCATTGCCTGTGTTCTTTGGCCTGTGACTTCTTTGACCATGCAATAATGCAGGCAGGTTGTTCACAGGTGGCCTGCAGAGTTGAGAATCTTGGCAAGAATTTATCACCGCACACTTTGCATTTTTTCATCCTGCATCATCTTTTAATTCATCCGAAACTTCCATCAATCGTGCACTGAGATAATCATTCACTGCAAAAAATTCGTGATCATTGTATATCTTCAATTTGATGCCTGCAACGTCCTTCGTGGGTAGTTTATCCCATTCAGATAACAATAGTTGACCTAAGTCCTGTTTGCGTTCCAATTTCATTGGTTCATTTATTTCTTTGATGGATAGCTTATCTGCTATTTCTTTTAATGACTGGTAAACTGCATCCGATTGTACAACTTCATAAATTGAATTATTCTGTTCGGTATCGCGCTTGCGTGCTATGGCAGTATCACGTTCAATCATGTACTTTCGCAAGAATCCAAAAATCATTGGTTGATCCAATCGGTTGTAAAATTCGCCATATCTGCCATCCAGTGCAAGATTGAAACACGTTTGAAAATCTTCCAATCGCATCATGTAAAATTCATTTGATTCAACTATTGATTCAGCACAATGAATTAACTGATTGTTGTTCATGTTACGATCCACATTCAGCAGGTGTGAAAACTTAGTCAACAATGCAAGCATCTTGGATGTAATCATCATCTTGTCCTCCTTGCGTAGTCTGGCCAAACTCGGTGTGGTTAGATTGATATTTTGATCTAAATTGCTCAAAGACTTCTGCTGGATCTGCCTTTGCTCCTTTGGCCAATTGGCCATTTGTTGATTTTCCATTGTTTGAATTTTGATTAAATTTATTTGCATTGTTCATCCAGTTGCGTGCTGCTGCTTGCCAATCCTTCATTGAGTTTTTTCCCACACGCCATCCATTTGCCGAATAGTAATTGAAAAATCCTTTTGATTCAGATACTACTTTTTCATTTGGCCAAATGTTGCCAGCAGCCATGTTGCATGTTGCCATGAAATCATGGACTTGTTTCACATCAGGAATTTGAAATTTGTTTGCGCGATTGTCTTTGTCTTTTTCTTTATCCTTATCCTTGTCTTTATCCTTGTCTTTATCTTTAGCCCCTTGTAAGGGGCTTGTATGGGGCTTGTAAGCCCCTAGTCCGTACTTACTCAAAAGAGCAATCACTGACTGATGAACTCGGTTTGATTCATTCAAATTTCCATATTGAAATTCTATAAAGTCCGGCACGAAAAGTTTTGAATCTTGATCAAAAAAAACAAGGTGTTCGCCAAAATTTGATTTCATTGATTCGATGGTGATCGGTGCGCCAACACGAATTGATGCCACATCCAAATCAACTTGCCATATTCCAGCATGATCGCAATCGTCCAAGATATAAAGCCAAAGGAGTTTGTATGGGGCTTGCAAAGACCTTAATAGGGGCTTCTTCCATTTGTCTGTATCAGTAAATCGTTTTGCCATTTTTTGTGCATAAAAAAAACCATTCAGCCGTTCGTGGTTGCAGCACTACTAGGCGAATGGTTTTCAATAACTTCTTTTGCTGACCTGCAACGTCAGTGCTTGCAATAATATTGCAAAAAATGAATACAAATATAAATGTGAAAAACATGTTAAGCAATTATATCCCTATTTTGTTTCATCAATTTCTTGCGATTGGCATTTCGGTTCATCAATGCTTCCATGCGTTTCTGAACTAAGTCGCATCCATTAACCTGCAATGCCGTTGCAATTTGAGTTACACAATGCATAACTTCATCATTCATCATTTCAATCTCATTGTCAATAGCCTTGCGCGCATGAATAATTGTTGCGTGGTCATAATTGCCAAAAACAAAATTGCTGATCTCAACCAATGTGTAACTGGTGCAGGTACGCAATGCCCAGAAGAATGTTTGCCTTGCCCTAACATGCTGCCGGTGCCTTCTTCCTGTTGCCCATTGCTGCATCGGTCCGTTGACAAGTTCGCATACATCACGAATGATGTTCAACTTTTTTTCATTGCCAATTAATTCTGCCAATATCTTGCTTTCAACTGGTTGCAAATGCTTGTCAACTTCATTGGACAAATAACTGCGATATTGATTGCCGACTTTGAACAACACTTGTTCCTGTGTGCCTGTGCCAGATTGCACAGACACGATTCCAATTTTGATCGCAAGGTGTTCGCCTAACAGATAGTGCTTGCTCATTTTTGTTTTTTTATTTGGTTAAATAAATCAATCAATGACTGCACAACAAAGTACAAAGGTATTGTGATACAAAGTGCTTCTATTATCATCATTTGTTTGATATTGTAATTTGTTTGATGTTGATGCCAGCATGCTTGCATATCCGTACCACAATACCAAAAGGCATGACGTCTGGATTCTTGTAGTATTTGCTAGCAGTGTGCCTGTGTATCTTCATTCTTTTGGCGAACACTTGCATTGTGCCATAATGTTCATCAATTATTTCGCTTATAGGGTGCTTCATATTTCTTGCCAGTCGGTTACTTTTTTCATCACTCTAAATCCTTGTGATTTTATCAGGTCAATTGCTTCCTGAATTTTATTGATGTTCACACTTGTATCAATGCGCACGTCTAACTTCTTCCATCTACGTAGTGATAATTGTATTGCATGTTGCTGCAAGTATTTAACGTTATCGTGATTCGCAATCCATCTATTGTCATACCTGTTCTTACGAAGTTTGTTCGTAAATTCATTTGATGTAAATTCATTCGGCATTTGTGCGAATGTGACTTCAAGGATTTGTTCGTTTGTCATTTCCATTTTTAATTGTTTGTTATTGTGTTATAAAGATTTTCGTTCATCCATTTGCGGCATTCAGCCACACGTTGGTAAATAGCATTGATGGCCTGTTCATCGCGTTCAATTTCGATAATGTGCACACGTTCATTCACTGGTATATCATCATATTTGCCAAGCCTGTCGATATCATTGCAGGCCTGTTCAAAGTCTGCATTTTGATCATCAATCAATCCCATCTTCCAATGTAACTTTCGCTTTTCATCATTAAGAATTGTATCTGGTGTATCAACAAGGCAGTATGCTAATTTCGCATTCTTTGCACCTGTCAATGCCATGTATCCCATCAGTTGCCAGTAATACAACTTCTTGATGCCTTTGCCGATTACAGCATGGAATGTGAAGATATCCCATGAAGATTTGATGTCAATAATGGTATCAGCATCGTGTATTGAATTGCCATTAAACAAGTCAGGTGTGCCTGCAATAAATTCATTGCTGATGCGATCTTCATTCTTAGCATGATACAACTTTGTGAATCTGGAATAAAGTGTGATGGCATCTTCTTCAACCTGCAATCCTTTTTCCATGTACTTTGTGGTAACTACCTTTCGACGTTTGTATTTGTGATCAATGTAAACTTCCAATAGGTGTGCCTTTGCGGTTTCACTAATCGGTTCTGATTTGCTGCGTGCTTCGGTCATGATGCTGCCCAATGATGAGCATCTGAATAATAAATTGTCTGCGTTCATGTTTTGTTTGATTTTTGTTGTTTTGCAAAAGTATAAAAAATTGTACAAAGTTATTCAAATGAATCCAATTTATCTACTGCATCCGCGTTGATTCGGTCTGCTAATTCTGGCGATAATGATTTCAATAATGCATGGACTTCTTCTGGCGTGCTGCAATCCTTCAACATCAAGATGGCACGTTCTTCTTCTTTGTCTACATCCACACCGGGCGAATCAACATATTCAATCTCCATCGTTTCTGCATCCTTGATCACTGCTTGATCCGCAACGATGGCAGTCTGCATTTCAATTGATAGCATGCCATAGGTTGACAACATTGCTTTGATGATGGTTTTCAATGCCATCTTATCAAAGTCAGTTGCCCACGGGCCATTGTTTACTGATTTGCTGAAACGTGTGGCATGTTTGCGTACTTCATCAATGCGCCAATAAGTAAACTTCTCAAACCCATTGTTCATACGGAAGAATGCAGCGTACCCAACAATAACTCCGTTCCCAAAGATGGTCATATCTGCATCCAAATCTTCAGTCAATGCATTCCATGACTTAAATTGATTTTCATGCACTGGCACTGCATTGATTCGTTGATATTGACCTGTGCGCATGGCCAATTCAATGAAGCCTTTGTAGCCAAGTTGAAATTGGGCAGCACCTTTGTAAGGCACGATCCATGCCTTGCCTAATGAATTGTTCAATGGAAGGTCTAAAACGGCTGCAGTCGCTGCTGCATTGTAAATACTTGCCGCATCTGCATTGGCTAGCAACTTGTTATTGCTTACAATCTGCAAAACTGATGTAATAAATTGTGGTGCGCGTTTGCCAAGCAGTTCTTGAAACTTCTTTTGCACGCTTGGCTGCTGGAAAAAATCCTTTGTTGTAATTTGTGTTGACATTTGATTGTTTATTAAGTGTTAGTACCACACCGATTTGGTTCGCATGGTAAATTCTTCTGTTAATTGTGATTCATTGCCTGTGCCGTTTATACGCACGATTGAACCTTTGAATGTGATTTCATACGTACCAAATGGATACTTGCGAACAACAGGTCTGAATTTGATTGAATTCAATCCCAAATTGATATAGATAGGTGATGGATCAGCAATGATGGCTTTCAAATCTTCATTGCCTAGCAAACTCAGGTACACTATCATGTGTTCATTGGTGGCAATGACTTCGCCAGAAGTTGGTCTACGCATAACCAATTTTGGATGGAATTGACTATGGATATAATTGATCCAATTATTGTAGCCAGATTGTGGATGTGCCACAATAGTTGACTGAATTTTGGGATTAGAAGCCATAATCACCTCCTTCTTCGCTTGATTCATTAACCATGTCATGCATTAGCTGGATGCCTTTAATGGCAAATTTCAATGCTGCAACGTCCTTTTCAAATGCGTTTAATGAGAGCGTGGTTGTCCACGAATCTTCGCTTTTGGCAATTTTTTCCTTGCAATAATCGATCATGCTGCATGCATTCTTGTGCATTTGTTGCAGGTGCATTAATTTTTCTTGATTTGTCATTTGTGTAAGTGTTTGATTGTTTAGTTTTCTTCTGTTGCAATAAAATAACCTCCATCATAGCTGATGCAGTCGTCCATTAGTGACATAACCTCACGTCCTTCTTCGTCTTGGATGCTGCCATCTTCCTGTGGAAAATAGTTATCATCCATAAACATGCGGTAGAATTTTACAACTGCCTCGTTTGCATCGTCTGCATTAAGATAATAGCCATGTTGTAAACGTAATTTGGCTTGTGTGTTGTTGCCATTGTAGGCGATTCTGAAAGTTGTCATTTGATTTGAATTTTAATGTATGTTTGTTTTGTTTGACTTTGCAATGATATGTCGAAAACTTTGTGTGTACAAGTTTTTATACAAAATAATTGAAAATAGTTTGCAACTTATTGAAAATGAAATAGAAAAAAATTACAATAGTTGGCGAAAAACAATACAAAACGCAACTAAAAACAAGGATCGTGCAGATAGCCTGTTGCATGAATTGTTGTTGGTTATACTGGAAAAGCGTGATAAATTCCAGCCAATGGTGGATCGTGGTGAATTATCTACGTATGTGGTGTATGTATTGTTGAAACAAAGCAAAGGCAAGGCAGAGCGATTGCAATCAATGGACTTGCTGCCAGTGCATGAAGCAGATGACGAGGTTGACATGGCACGATTGATCGATTACGAATACGTTGATATGATGACAAGGCGATTAAACCAATTAGATCAGCAGTTGATTCGTGCGCGTGCAATGGGAATGAGTTACGAAGAAATCGAAAATGTAACCGGCATCAGCAATTTGGCTGCAAGGTTGCGTGTGAGCCGGGCAATAAAGAAATTGAACAAACAATTGAATAATAAATGAGCGTTCCTAGTGATGTAAAGAATGAACGAATGGCAATTTGCCGAAAATGCAAGTTCTTTGTGGAATCCACAGGCAGTTGTGGCACTTTGATTCTTGCCAATTTTAATCGACCAAAAGAAGATTATGACGTGGTGCAGGAACAAAACGAAGTTCGGTACTATCGTAAGAAAGTGAAGTTGTGCGGCTGCAAGATGGAATGGAAAACCAAATTCAGTTGGGCATCTTGCCCGGCAGATAAATGGTTTGCCTATGGCATTAGCCACGAAGAATTGGTGCGCATCAAAGAATTATTGCAGCAATACCAACACAAATCATCATTGACTTATTTGGAAGCCAAACCATTATTCATGTACGCATCAAAGGTTGCTGGCAAAAATATTGATCCAACAAGTTGCAGCGATTGCCTACAACGCATCATCATTGATTTGAAAAATGCTACACAAGACATTCAGATTTGAAACAATTAAAACCACATAAAATGAAAACACACATTAAAATTGTTGATTCAGTCAACAGACCATTCAGAAAAGAAGGATCAGCCCGTAAGGTCAAAGGCTATCGTGTACAATTGATTGCAGGCAATGGCGAGATACTGCAACATTCAGAGCAATTAGAATCGATCAGTGCCGTAAAGAAACACATTGAAGCACTAGGTAAGGTGTTTGCACTAACCAACACTGGCATGCTTTATTCAATGGTAAAGATCAAGGATGCAACTGCTGCCAAGATTTGGCCAGATTTGTAATGAAAAATGCGATTTGCCCACTGATGAAATAGCAGTAAAATAAGGAAAAATTGAATTTACAAATTATACAATTATAAAAATGGAAGACAAACAACGTTTTTTGAAATTCCTTCGATTGCACAAAGGCATCATTTCACATGCTGCCGAACAGGCTAACATTAGCCGTCGGACACATTACAATTGGATGAAAACTGATCCAGCCTACAAAGAAGAAGTTGATGCCATCAATGAGGCCACAATTGATTATGTGGAATCCAAGTTGATGCAGTTGATTGATGGCCCGACACGTGAAGTTGTCACTGAGTTTGGAATACAATCATTAAAGGATGCACCTAACACTGCTGCCACAATTTTCTACTTGAAAACCAAAGGCAAAAATCGTGGCTATGTGGAACGTCAAGAAATCACTGGTGCTGATGGAAATGCATTCCAAATCGTAATACCCAAAGAAGTATGATCAAGTATTTCAAACGCAAACGCGTACAAACCAAAACCGATGGCAACTTATCAATACCCATTGATTTCACTGCAATTACACTTGGACAATACATCCGATGGAATACATCAAAGAATTCAGTGGATAAATGCGCTGCCGCTCTTAATTGCAGTCAGCAACAGGTGCGCAAACTGAATCCAGAATCCATCCAACGTATTGTAACTGCATTTGATCAGTTAATCCAAAATGAAACGCAATTGCATTTGAAATTCGTTGACTTAAATGGCACACGATATGGATTCATTCCAGACATGGACATGATGTCAGCCGACGAATGGATTGACCTTGATGAATTTTGCAAAATGGTTTATGATCCTGTAAAACCACAGGTGGAAAAATTAACATGCATCATGGCAGTTTTGTACAGGCCAATCAAAACAAAGTTGGGTAGTAGATACACCATTGCCACCTATACAGGCGAGGAACAATACGCTAATGCCGCTGATATAAACCAGCTATCAATGTCAGTTGTCAATGCGGCGCTGCTTTTTTTTTCGACTTTCGAACTCGCCTTATTGGAGAATTTCCTAGAATCCATGATGGAACTTCAGCAGGAGAAGGAGATGATATTGAAACATTTGCAACAATAAATCTTAACAAATGGGGATGGTTTCATCTGATCGAAATGATGGCAGATTATGACGTGACCAAATTTGATCAAGTCACGATGCAGCCGATCAGACGAATATTCACGCATCTCACTTACATGCAAGACAAGAAGGAATATGATAAACAACAATTCAGGCAGCAGTTATAATATCTTGATCGATCGGTTGGAGGCATTTGCCACTGGTCACAAAATGATCAATCAATTCAGTCATGGATCGATCAGCCTAATTGATATTCCAAAAGAAAACAGGTATCCAGTAATGCACGTTGCACCGGGATCAATTACTCCGATGCCCGGCATGATGGAATATTCTTTTGATGTTTTGTTCTTTGACTGCCCACGTGCCAAAGAAGAAAAGGCAGATTATCAGCGAGAGGTCATCAGCGACATGACGCGTCTTGCATTGGATTTGATTGCTGAAATTATGAATGGCAATGTGCTATTCAATCGTGATGTTGAATTATCTGGCACATCAACCATTGATCCATTCGTTGAAGATTATTCACAGGTTGTAACAGGTGTTACATTATCACTTGTCTTGCAAGTCTCATACGATTGGTCAGCCTGTGATATTCCTGCTGATTTTGCAGTGGGTGGTAACAATACAGGTGGCAATGGCAGTCGTGTTGGTTTGGTTCTGAAAACAAACGGCACATTGAATGCAGTTCAAACTTTGTTGGACTTAGTTGAAGGCACTAACATCAACATTGAAGATTTAGGCGATGGCCGCGTTCGCATCAGTGCAACAGGTGGTGGTGGTGGTGGTGCAGATTGGGGATCAATTGGTGGCAACATCGAAGATCAAGAAGATTTGATTGATTTGCTAGCTACCTATGCAACGCAAACTGAATTAACTGATTCAGTTGATACATTGCAAACCAACATTGATGCAGTTGCTGATGATTTAAGCAACCATGAAAGCAACACCAGCAATCCGCATGCAACTACAAAAGATCAAGTCGGTCTTGGAAACGTTGATAATACTTCCGATGCCAACAAACCAATTTCATCAGCAACGCAAACTGCATTGAATGCAAAAGAGCCAACAATAACTGCTGGCACTACATCGCAATATTATAGAGGCGATAAAACATTTCAAACACTTGATAAGTCAGCAGTGGGATTGGGTAATGTTGCCAATGTAGATACATCGACTACTACCAACATAACTGATTCAGTCAATAAGCGATTCGTAACGGATGCTAATTTAACTACCATTGGCAATCAGTCAGGAGTTAATACAGGCGATGAAACAACGGCTTCTATTCAGTCTAAAAGGCCACTAAAAACCATCAATGGAAATTCATTAGAAGGCACTGGCAACATAGTAATATCAGCAGCAGTCAATCAAGCATTTCGTACCTATGGAATAGGATTTACATTAGCTGCATCAAGCGGTGATAGATTTTATATTATTCAAAGCGGAACCAACAGCGGAACCGAATCAGCTGTTCAAATTAGCGCTGAGTTTGCCATGACCTTCACAGAAATTCGTGTGCGTACAACTACAACACAATCAGCCACAGGCACACTTGTTTTCACGCTTCGTAAGAATGGAGTTGACCAATTTAGTTTGACTATTGCAGCAGGTGCAACTGCCAATACTTTTACCGCCACAGGTTCGTTCTCAGTGGTTGCAGGTGACTTGATCAACTTCAAAATCAGAAACAATGCCACTGCAACATCAACAAGTTTTAATCAACTTTCAGCAATATATCAATAATGGACAGACTGGAAGCAATAACTGAAATTTGTGATCTGATCATTGAAGCAGCACAACGCAACATTGGTGCAACGCGCACAATACGAGGCAAGAAACGCAGACGTGTTAGCACAGGCACATTGAAGGATTCATTGAACTATTCAGCAGACTTTGGTTCTGGTATGGTCAAAATTAAATTCGGTGCAATGGGTCGCGCTAAACAATATGCAGATGTGATTGAGCAAGGTAGAAGAAAAGACAGGAAGCCACCACCATACAATGAAATTGCTAAATGGATCAAGGAAAAACCAATTAAGTTGCGTAACTCAAAAGGTGCATTTGTCAAGACCAGCAAAGAAGCAATTGAAGCAGCAGCCAAACGCATTGCATGGTCAATTAGCAAGCGAGGCATTGAAGGTATCTACTATTATCGTGAAGCAATTACAAGCGTAATGGAAACGCATGGCGATAAATTTGATGCAGCTATTTTAGAAATGATAAAAATAAAAATCAACAACATCAAGTGGCAATAACAATACATCAAGAACCTGATCGGCATTCAGCAATTAGCACACCACTAATTATTACTGCATCATCAACTAACATTGGCAACACAGGATTTCAATGGATAGTAAAATTGGATATTGCTCATGATAATGTTGTGTACATTGTTTCGCCAAATCCAAATGGATATTTGGTGTTTGATCTTGTGCCATGTGTTAAGCAATACATGCGCAATAATGTAGCGCATTTAGATTATGCAGATACTGATGGCAGCGTGCATTCAATTACACGTGCAGATCAAATCAATATTCCAGAAACACAATTTTTTTATACGACGTCAGGATTTCAAAATGTTGGAATCAAGATATTTGAAGGCTACGAAGTTGGTGGTGTGTTCACTGAGAATGAAAGCAGCCAAATAGACTTAGACTTATATCTATACAACTATCTCGACTTCACAATACGCGATGGATATAAGCCATCATTGTTGGCGCAAATAGGTCATGAAAATGGTGATCAATCACGCTTGATGAGTGATAGGTTGCCATCAACACACGCGCGGCCTCTTGCCTTGAATTTAGGTGTTGGATTTTCCAATGTGATATACATTCCAGTGTACGAAACGGATTGGGGTGTGTGGGATATTCGTGGGCGTTACGACCTCGACAGCATCAGTGAACCATACAAAATTAAATTACAAATTTTTGCAAGCAACGGCACGCCAACAACAGATGAAATTGTTTTAGAAGATCAACCATCTTGGTCACATTTGCCAATATATCCTGCTAACTTAAATGCATCATCGCTTGGTTTATTCAAGCCAGAAGATTATCCAAATTGGAAGGTAATATTATTTCAAATCTTAAAGCCAGACGATACACAAATGTCTATGACATACATCATGTATAATGCAGCAGTATTTTTGAATGCAGGCTGCGAAGATTATGACAGGGTACGTCTTGCATGGGTAGGTCGTCGTGGTGGATGGGAATATTTTAACTTCATAAAAAAATCTGAAACAGAATATGCAGCAGATCAAAAAATAGCCAAGCGAGTTGTGGGCAATTATGGTGCAGTTGGTGAAGGCAATGATTTCACATTTGATGTGTATGATGAATCGGATGTTGTTACATACAAACGCATTGATAAATTTATTGTTTGTCAATCCGATTTCTTGCAGGCAGGCGAATGGGAATTTATGAAAGGATTGGTTTTAAGCAAGCAGGTACACATTGTAAATCTTGATGGCACACACACACCAGTGATCGTGCAGGACACAAACTACAATGCAAAGAATCCTAAATTCAAGGGATTGGAACAACTAACGATTAGACTTAAAATTGCACAAGAGCAACCAAACTAATGAATCAAACAATTATCATAGCAGAAGATTCACTTGGCAATACTGCCATCTTGGATTTGTATGATGCAGAAAAAATTGCATTGAATTTTGCATTCACTGATCCAGGCGAATTTGCAGTTGTTGGTTCGCGATCATGGCAATTTAGAATACCTGCCAGCGATAAAAACATTGCATTCTTTGGTGACGTTGGCAACATAAATTACACTGGCAGTTTTGCTTTTCAGAACAAAGTCAAAGCAACGTTGCAAGATCAAACAATCACAATTGCAGTTGGTCATTTGCAAGTTGTTCGCGCGTACAAATTGAACAACGAATATACTGAGAT